TGTCTTCTGTTGTTGTTAGATTGTAATGCTTCTTCATTTTTCATCTCCTGAGATAACTGAATCGCTTGCTGCGTCTTCTGTTGTCATCACATCGCCTGCTTTGTCACGCTTTGGCTTTGGAGATAGTGCATTCTCTACTTCTGCTTTGTCGTGGTCATCACGCTTAGACAGTGACTTTAAGAAATTATCAACGAATGAACGGCCATAGTGTTCACCATTGTCTGATGTATCATCGTATTCTGAGTCTAGTAGTGCTTTCTTATCGCCTTCTTCTGCTGGTTCCTCTGTTGGTTCCCAGCCTTCAGGATGAACTGCGATATGAGTAATGTTCATTTCTAGCAAATCTGCTAGTTGTTGTCTTAGGATATCTGCTGACATTGGATAGCCAGTCATAATATCGATTTTTGAAACTTTTGTGTTTGTTACCTCTTCTGAGAAGAATAGAGGATTTTTTGTAATAGGTGTAGTTGAAACACGTGAGATTGTTCTTAGGTCATATTTGCCTAAGAAACGTTCAATACGATCTACGTCACCTTCTTCTAGGTCTGACGCAAAACGTAGAGTCATTTTGTGTTCATTTGTTGATTCTGTCAAGTATTCTTTAAAACTTTTCATTGGTGCGCTCCAATATAATATCTATTCTTATTTATCAGAATCATCAATTTTTGATTGAGCTTGGGAAAGTCGCTTCATTAACTCGTTACGATCCATAACTACTTTTCCTTCAGTTTCAAAATCGTCATCATCTTTTGCGTTTTTCTTTTCTTCTTTTTCAATCTGATGTTCTAGTCTTGCTTTCTGCATTTGCAAATTAATCATACGAAGTTTACGATCAACTTTGCTATCTTTTGCTTCCATCGCAGTTTTTAACATCTGATTTGCTGTTTCCATCAGCTTTGCACCTGCATGTACTTCAACATTCATACCCAACGAGAATAATTCTTCAAAAGCGTTTAGTGCTTTAGAGTGTATTTCATCCATTTCTCTGTCGTGTTGATTTAAATCACTTACCATCGGTAATGCTGCATCAATTTTGTCAGTTGTTTCAATTTCAGCATTTAGAATTTCTGTTAACTCTCTACTTTCTTCAACCGTAGGAGTTTCTTCAATTTCTTCCTCGTCTTCAATAGGATTAATATTAAATGTTTCTTCTAGTTTCTTTGTCATGTCCAATACCTTTCAACAGGCTCTATATTTTTTTGGTTATTCATATACGTAACATATATATCTTTTATTCGTTCTTCATTTATGCTGAAATTATGTGTAATTTCACTTTCAGAATAACCCATAATAGTATATATCTTTTTTAATGTGTGGATTGGGTTCTTGATTACCTCAGAAAACTTTATACTCAGAATATCACTATGATTTTCTTTTAGAGTACTGTATATATCATACCACTGTTTATTATAATATATCTCATTCTCGTCTATTTGATTTTTATTAATATGATTTTTCATAGAAAATTCACGGTCACGTAATAGCATAATCTTTGCACTATTTTTATAATTGTTTTCGATATAACTTGATAATTTTTCTAAATTAGTTGGGTCATTGAAGTATGGGTGCAACTTAGAGATATATTTACTCTTACTTGTGACTAAATCAGAAAGCAAATCCTTTATAAGTTGTGACTTTAATATGTCAAAGTAATTATCACCGTTGTAAAATTCATAATCATTGATTGTTTTGTTTACATAAACAGAAGTTTTTGTTTTCGTTGCTTTTATTCTACCATTCGTATGATATTCTATCTCAGAATTTGTCCCGTTTAATTTAGGGTCAACACTTAGTAATGCTGCAACGAAATCTCCGCCAGCTCCTGGTTCATACATCAATACCAATGTATTCTTTTCTACAATTCTCTTAATATTTTCTAAATTCATTTCTTACGAGGTTTCTTAGGTTTTGGTTTTTTTGTATTTGCATAAATGTCACCTTCATTCAATACTCTAAAACGCATACCTCTCTTTTTAGCCCACTTAGTTGCTGCTTCCCATTTAGCATAGTTAACAACTACTTGCTGTGCTTCACCTCTCTTACGTGCAAACTCAGGTCTTGACTGTGAAGCTGGTTTAATTTCAATAACTTCTGCTAGTTTATTACCTTTTGCATCTATGTATGTAATTATAAAGTCAGGAACATACACTGTTAGCTTACCTGTTAGCGGATGCATATAATTTATTTTAACTGGTTCGCTTGCCCAAGCAACTATATTAGGATTATTATCACAGAACTGCATAAAAGTAAGTTCCCAACCACTCCTGAATGTTGGTGACCCTGCTCCTGCATATTTTTGTGGATTTTGGACTTTATATCTGCCCTGATGGTATTTACTCATTTGATTATTGTTCTATTTACTATATCACTAGCTGTTTGTCTTTTAGTAATGCCAGTTTTATAACCTTTAACACCAATAGTATTTGTTAAATAATCACCAAGTTCAGATAATGTAAAGTCTTGTATATCAGCAAACATTTCTTTTACATCTACACCATGTGTATTTGCTTCCTCGACAATCTTGTACGCAAACTTTTTTGCAGTACTTTGAACCATACCGAATCTAACTAACTTTGCTGTAATAATATCAATGTCCATTACTGTGGCCCTCTTTGGTTTTTAAGGTTATTAATATTATTTTGTTTTGCTTTCTTTTCAGCTTCCGCACGTTCTTCTTCTGTCATTCTGTCACGAACACCAGTATTATCTAAGTCACGCTGCGCTGCTTCTGCTTTTTTTCGTTGTACTTCACGCCCCGAGTTATAATCTGCCATAACACTATCTGGTGGAGTTGGATTTCCCATAGCAAGTGATGCGTCGATTGCCGCTATCTGGGTTGCAGACATAGGCTTGCCAGGGACATAAGGTTCACCGCCGATATTTCTACCACTATACGTTTCATTGTATGTTCTCGTGTCGCCGACATTCGGTGCTGTTTCAGTTGAAGGTACTTGTGGTGCTGGTGGGGCTTTCATACTCTGACTGTTTATATCACTCGCTCTTGATTTTTGACTAGAAAGCGAAGTATCTTTTGTCGGTAGCGGACTAGCAGATTCATTCTCTACACGTATTTTTGTTTCTGGATTAACAGACACAATAGGCGAGTTTGCTTTAGCATCCTGAAATCTTTGAAGTGCTGCATCTTTTTCTTCTTGTGTTGCATTAGGGTCAGCGTTTGTTGCATCTAATGCTCTTCTTGCACGTTGCAGTTCACGTAGTCGCTGTTTTTCATCTGCATTCATCGCTCTTCTTTTTTCAGAATCAAGCGTCTGCCCAGATGGTCTAGTTGTTAAATCCCTACCTTGCTGTTCAGATAACTTTTTAACACCCAAATCATTTTCTAATCTTTCGGTTGTTGTTTGTGTATTTTCTACATCAAACGACTCTTGGTTTAATCTCTCACCATCTCTTAGCCAAGTTGGAGCAGCTGGTGAATTTGTTGGTGTACCAAATATAACATTTTCTGGTTGTAGTGTAATTGAGATTGTTCTTAATGCACTCTGTGAATAGTCACTTTCAGAAAATGTAATACTTGTTACTACTGGATTTATTAATACAATACGTTGTATCGTGCCATTGCCCTTGCCACCTTGAAATGACCCAAACCAATGATAAACTGTTACTTTGTCAAAATTTTTATGAGATTCAGTACCAACACTTGTTGGTAATTTTCTACCAGAATTTATATCTTCAATTGTAGAAACTCCAGCGCCAACTGAAAGGTCTGAGTTTTTAAAAAATTGTGAATAAATCTCTTTCGCAAATACCATAGTTTTTCCATCAACAGTATCATATAGTGTCACTGTCACTTCTGGAAAATCTACTCTTACTGGTATATGTTCACGTCTGCCATACCTATCTACTGACTGAGTAGTAGTTTGTATGGTGATTGGCGATACGCTTTGCGCTTGTGCAGATATGTCTTTTGTAGTATCACTAGTATCTGTGAACTCAATAAACCATTGATCCGCATATTTTGGGGAAGATGTAATTGGATCATCCGGTGCACCTCCAAATCCAAACCTCTTGCTTGCGCCCTTGTTATCCGCTATGCGTATCGCCATTCTATTTTACCTCTATTAGCCTAGGCTTGGATCACCGTTAGTGAAGCCTCTGCTTGGCATGATATTATCATCTGTAAAGACTGCGTTATCATACTGCAATGTTAGAGCGATTGTTACTGGATCTGATACTGCATAATCAGACTGTGAGTAATCAGCATTCTGTACAAAACATCCTTCAAGCTGCCACTGTTCGATTGGAACACCATCATTACCATTTAGAATTTCAACAAATGTTGAGAATTTGTAATTAGTACCTGATTGCGGACCTGTTTGATTTTTGTGATCTAGCTGTGATTGTAATTGTCCACCAACAAGTTTTGTTAGGTTGTTGGCGATGTCGTCACGTAGTGTAATTGTGATTGGTTCCCATGTGTGCTTGCCCATCATATACATACGAGAGTTGTATGAATCTACTGGGATTGATTCGTGTGTTACTTTTGGACGAGTCACATTCATCACCTGACGTGTGAATTCTTGTGTTGGTGTCCCCAAGCCGCCGAAACCTGCTACTTGAACACGGAAACGATAGTTTAGTTTAGGCTGTAGAATACCAGTGCCTGTACCCGCTGTATCTAGCGGCACACCGAAATTGCTTAATGTTCTTGCCATTTTTATGTCTCCTAATATAGTTTGCAAACTAATTCATAGTTATACAAGTATTTATCTAATAGATGAAATATTAAAGTTGTATATAATAAAAAACCCTGCCGAAGCAGGGTTTTTCAATTAAATTATCGTTGAACTATTATAGTTCTTCGCCTGTGTTACGAATACGTAGTGGAATGTAGATAAATTCTACTGATTTCACTGGTTGAATTGCAACATCAACCCATAGCTCGTTTCTGTCGATACGTGCTGGTGTGTTGTTTGATTCGTCACATACTACTAGGAAGTCATATAGACCACGTGTTGTAACCAGACCACCACAGAAGCGTTCTACCGCATCACGGATGTTGTCACGTGTGATTTTATCATTCTGTTCGAATAAGAAACCACGTGATAGTTGATCCAGATTGTAACGCATGTAGTTTACTAGACGTGCTACGTTGATACGATCCATTGCTGACGCAAATGATTGTAGAGTTTTCTGACCGTATACTACTAGGCCTGTGCCTGGCATATCTGCGATTGGGTTCATGCGGTTCATATATAGAACGTCACGTTGACCTTCTGACAGACGAACTCTTACAAATTCATTCTCTGCGTTTACATAACCAACTGCTGATGCATTTGTTACTACACCGCGTGTTAGACCTGCTGGAGCAAACCATGGGTATGATACTTGGTCTGAGAATGCGATTGTGCGTAGAGCAATTGCTGATGCTGGCATTACAACATCATTACCTGATAAGTCTGTTGATAGACCGTGTGGATAATAGATACCTGCGTATGCATCTGCTGGGATTGCGTCATCTGCCCAATTTTTGATTGATGTTGTGTCACCTTTTAGTGTTAGTGGTGCATCGCCAATAACGAATGCGATTTCTTTTTTGTCTTTGTTAAGACCTAGCATCTCATCCATCATTTCTGGGTAACCTGGAGCTGCAATTAGGTTAAAGTATGTCGCTTCTGAACGAATGCCTTCATTGCCTGCTAGTGCCGCCTGCATTGCTTCAACTACCATGTGACGTTGTGCCGCTGCGCCGAATTTGCCTGCGCCGTTTAGTTCAATGCCTGATGCCCATTCCCATTTACCATCAACCCATTTTTTAACATTGTATGTTGAATGGTCCATGTTCACCATCAGCATACCTTCTGGGTATAGCTCTGCGTTTGGCGCTTTTTCATGTACAATACGTGAATTAGCTACACCATTTTCATTAAATGGCGCTGTATATGAATAGTGACCAAAGATAACACCGTTAGTTGATGATTGGTCTGTGTTATCTAGTTTGATCCACTGTAAACCATTCCAACGATGAATTGCTGGGTATGGTTTTGCATCTCCATCAACCCAGATATCACCTTCTACAAGTGATGAAACACCATTTTTACGCATTGTTGGTTTTGATGAACGTAGTTGTAACTCACGCTGTGCTAAACCATTGTTATCTTCTGACCATGCATATTTTACCCACTGTTGTTCACCGTTGATGTATTCTGCACGTAAAAGTTCAATCTTTAGGTCTGCATTATACCATAGAGTACCTTCTTCTATATCACCATTTGGTTCCATTGGATTTGACTCAAACACCAATACGTCCCATAAGTTGTCTGAATTGATTGTTGAATCAAAACCGAATGCCTCATGGTTGTTTGTTGGGAATTCTACTTTTAAAATTTCACCATCTGTCTTTGTGAAACGAAGTGAATTGTTAATTAATTCAACTTGAATATTACGATCAGCTAATAGGACACTTGCTTGAAGGTTTTGAACAACTTGTTCAACACCTACTTGATTATTAACATCGCCATATGTGAATGTCTGTCCATTAAGTACGATTGTACCGAAAACATCACCTACAATTGGGTTGCCCTGTACTACTGTCTGTGAACCACCGCCGTGACGATATATTGTCATCATACCAAGTTCATTTTGGTTAACATCAACATATAGTTCACCTTCTACACTTGGAATTCCTAAGCTAGACCAATCCATTTTAGTTGCATGATATGCTGGAACTTGAACTGACACAAATCCGCCTGCTGTTGAAGAGTATACACCTAGGTGCATATCTAGGCCGCCGCCTTGAACTGTTAATCTAACGTAAAGATCGCCCACTGCTAATGCCTGACCATTTGATTTTTTTGTCGGTGCAAATTTTGCCCATTGAAAATCAGGAGAACCAATATCACCTAATAAGATCCAGTCTGTTGATACTTTTTTCCAATATGTAATTCTGTCAGTAGATGTTACTACTGCAAACATATTAGCTGAACCAAATGTATTTTTAGGTGATGCGTAGCCAGAAGCGTTAATCTGTTCAACGTTACCTGTTCCTGGTTCATCGTTAAGAACTACTGGTGTCACCTTAGACCAGTCAGTACCATTATATTGGAATAGACCATAGTCAGTGTCATCTACATCTAACCAATATGATCCATCTTCTACATAACCTCTTGGTTCATTTGATGTTGCTTCTAGTTGTGCTAAGTCTACATCTGCACGAATAACATAAGCGTTATTTGATACGCCTAGGTACTGATATGCTGCTAGAAGACCATATTCACTTGTCTCTGCCCCTTGCACAACTGAACCACCTACTTCGTAGAATAGAGGTTCGCCGAAAGTCTCGACTAGTTCACGCTGTGAAGAAACAAGATAAGCAACGCCTGCATTTTGTGGTAGAGTGCCAGCTGCAATTGCTGAACCCGATGCGTCTGCTTTATTTGACGCTGTTGCTACTACTAATAGCGGTAGTGTACCTTGTGTGGCTGCTGCATACTGAGATTCGTCAGTCACCATCACTGATACGCCTGGGGATACTAATGTCGCCATTCTGTTTCTCCTTTGTTATAAAGAATTGCTAAGAGTATTTAGCTAAAAAAGAGAAAAAATAGCGATTTCAGAATTAACTACGTAGACAAT